CACCATTTGATGTGGAAGTAACATTGAATGATGACTTTATTAATAAGTTCATCAAATCTAAAGGAGCGTTATCTGATGCAGATACATTCACATTCACTTCTAAGGCTGGAAAATCTGAAATTATCTTAGGGTATTCTTCAATCAACTCAAATAGAATCTCTATTGATGTTGCTACTAATTCAACTGAAGATATCGAACCAATTGCATTCTCTGCAAAGTATTTGAAAGCTATCTTAATGGCTAACAAAGGTTCTAAGACATCTTCATTGAAGATTTCATCTAAGGGGTTATCACACGTATCATTTACTGATGGTGATTACACTTCGAACTACTACTTAGTTGAGATTAAATAATTAAAAAACGTACTATGAGCTTTTGGGATACTGAACCACAAAAACCTGTCTTTGACTTTGAATCTGAAAAGACGAAGTTAATAGAAAATATGGACTACCTTATGACGATGTCTGTTCAAGAACAAACATTGTATAAGAAGTGGGTAGAATTGCAAGAACCTACAATGATTCAAGCAAAAGCCCAAATAGCATCTTATTACGATTCTCAATGGAAACCAACTGATATCAACAATAAGGAGCTAACGATAAAAGAAATTGAATCGTTAGACCCTTACGTTGAAATTGTTGATGACCCAAAAGAATCTACTAAATGGGCAGCGGTAAGACGTATGATTCATACAATGGATTTTACAGCAAACCCTGGCCGTAATGTAAAGATTAATGTAAAGGATAGAGTAAGTGGAAAACTATTAGGACAAATTTCATTAGCATCCGATGTTACCGCTATGGCAGTTAGAGATAACTTCATTGGTTGGACTAAGGATAATAAGTTTGTTGATGGTAAGTTAAACAACACTACTATCGCTTCTACTATTGTATGTACTCAGCCATTAGGTTATAATTTCTTAGGTGGTAAGTTAATCGCTATGATGACAACTACGCCGGAGGTTAGAGCATATTGGAAAGAGAAGTATAAGAACGTATTGATTGCAGTAGGTACAACATCCCTTTACGGAATTCATTCACAATACAATGGTATTCCTTTATTTAAAACATTAGGTGAATCAGCTGGTAAAATTAGTATGAAGCCGGATGATAAATTCTATGACCCGTGGCATCAATGGATTAAAGAAAATCATTCAGAGTGGTATGATGAAAACATTACTAGAGAGAGAGCTCGTAATGGTGCTAATATGGGATATGAAGCTAACGGACCTGTTAGTGGTATCAAACAAAAGATATTAGGAAAGATTTTCAAAGAGTGTAGTATTAAAGCTAACGAATACCATCATGGGTTTAAGAGAGGTGTGTATATGGCTATGATGTATGAAAACGGATGTGAATTCCTTCGTAATGAAATCACCGAAGATAAATTAATTCTTAAGGATAAATTTAAACAAGGTAATGAGTATATTCAGAAATGGTGGAAGAAACATGCAATCAGTAGATATACAAAACTACATGATGAAGGAAGGATTAAACCTGAACACTTATTCTACATAGATGCTATTGGAATTAGTTGGGAAGAAATGAAAGCAAAATACCTATCAGAAGTAGGAAGATAAAAAATAAAATAATATGGCAAAGGCTAAAAAAACAAAAAACGAAGAAGTGATTGAATTTAAATCACCGGAGGTTACGCTAACACAAAAAAAGTATGAAGAATGTGAGTGGTGTTTTCAATTTGATGAAGATGAACCACAAATATTTGCTTGGACGGACAATGAATCAGATAAAAACGAAGACCCTAAAGTAATTTTTACAATTACAAATGTTGAGAATTCATATATAACTTTTCAAAATGGAAAGACTGGTAAAATATTTAAACTATTTGCTAGAGAACTTACTAATGAAGGTATAGAATTGAGAAATAAACAAAAAGAATCTTTTAAAACTATTGAAAATGCAAGTGAAAATAAAGAGGCTGAAGCCTAATGCAGTAATTCCTACTTACGCTAAAGAAGGTGATGCTGGTATGGATTTAGTAGCAACGGAAATCATTAAAGATACACCTGAACAAATTACATACGGAACTGGTATTGCAATGGAAATTAGAGATGGTTTTGTAGGATTGGTATTTCCTCGTTCATCAATCCGAAAGACTGGTTTACAATTAAGTAATTCGGTTGGAGTTATTGATAGTGGGTATAGAGGAGAACTTCAAGCTACTTTTAATAAAGTGTTTGGTGGAGAACGTATGTATGATGAAACAAAAAATACGGAAGATACATCAAATAATTTCTATAAAGTAGGTGATAGAATTGCACAAATTATGATTATCCCACATCCACAAATTGAATTTTATGAAGTAGAAGAACTTTCAGATTCAGAAAGAGGCGAAGGTGGATTTGGTTCAACTGGAAAATAAAAAATAAAATATGTTTGAATATCAAGAAGAAAGTGTAAATCATACATTGTGGACTGAAAAATATAGACCAACAAAGTTAGATGATTATGTAGGCAACGAACACTTAAAAACAAAAGTTGCTGGTTATTTAGAAAACGATGATATCCCACATCTACTATTATTTGGTAGAGCTGGTACTGGTAAAACCACATTAGCAAAGTTAATTGTTAAATCAATTGATTGTGATTATATGATTATCAATGCATCTGATGAGAACAACGTTGAGATGGTTAGAACTAAAGTAAAGAACTTTGCATCTTCAATGGGCTTTAAGAAATTTAAAGTAATCATTTTGGATGAGTTTGATTATATGAGTAAAGAAGCACAAGCAATATTGCGTAACTTAATGGAAACATTTAGCGCACATTGTAGATTCATCTTAACTTGTAACTATGTAGAGAAGGTAATCGAACCAATTCAGAGTAGATGCCAATCATTTCAAATTGTACCACCAACTAAAAAAGATGTTGCAATTCAAATGAGTAAGATTTTGAAAGCTGAAAATGTAGAATTTGATGTTAAAGATTTAGTTCCAATCATTGATGCTAGTTATCCTGATATTCGTAAAGTAATCAACACTTGCCAATTGAATTCAAACAAAGGTAAGTTAAGAGTAGATGTACAAAATCTATTAGAGAATGATTATAAAATGAAAGTATTGGATATTCTTAAATCAAATGATGATAGAAGAAATAAATATATGAAAGTAAGACAGGCTATCATAGATTCTAAAGCAAATGATTTTTCTGAATTATATACTTTACTTTATGATAAGGTAGATGAATATGGTGGTGATAATACATCTGGAGTTATTCTATTTTTGGGAGAGGCTGTGGCAAATTCATCTTTAGCAAATGATAAAGAAATTATAGCAGCAGCAACAATGATTAAAATTTTAAATACAATATAATATGGCTAACATTTTAGGAGCAGGTGGACAACCAATCGGAGAAAGAGAAGAAGTTAAACTAGAATTAGATAAAACCGAACCAATTGCATGTAAGAAATGCGGTGGTGAGATTTTTGTACAAGGTTTTGGGTTTCGTAGAATTTCTAAGTTATTAACTGGAAAACCAAAAGATGAAACATTACCAGTAGAATTATTCCTATGTGGAGATTGTGGTGAAGTTCTTAATGAACTATTACCAGCTGGATTAAAAGTAGAAGAAGCATAATTATGGCGAAAACATTATTCGACCACTTAAACGCAATTACATACGATAAAAATCCTAAGTATTGGGATTCATTGGAAGATGTTGATAAAAAGACATGGAGTAATTATATGATTATTCGTTTTCTTTCAATGAATCCTGATTGGATTGAAACAATAGCGGATGTACAGCCATATATACAAAACGCTCCGTCTAAAGCAATGTATTTATGCTTATCTGGACTTCTTCAAAAGAAGAAAGTTTTTCTGAAATATATGAAACCAGTATCAGCTGACAAATACGAAAATTGGATAATTGAATTAGTTGCACGATACTATGAAGTATCTCAATTAGAAGCTGAGGGTTATTTAGAGATTCTTTACCAAACTACAACTGGTAAGTTACATATTAAAGAAATAGCTGAAGCGTATGGTACTGACCCTAAGCAAATTACTAAGTTAAAACTCAAAGTTTAATTTGGTATACTCGGGTATTTTTCGTATCTTTATACAATAAAACAACATAATGGCTAAAGTATCATTTTCACAATATAGTATGTGGAGTTCATGTCCACAACAATACAAATTAAATTACATAGATAAGTTGGGTGAGAGTTCTGGTAACATTCACACAATCTTTGGAACTGGAATGCACGAAACTATTCAACATTACCTTTCGGTTATGTATGGTGTTTCTAAAAAGCAAGCAGATGAAATTAATTTAGATAAACTTCTTTTAGAAAAAATGAAAGATGCATTTACTAAAGAAAAAGATTCTCTTAGTGAAGGAGTACCTTGTACCCAAATAGAGTTGGAAGAATTTTATGGAGATGGGAGAAGAATATTAGCATGGTTGACTAAGAACATGCAAAAGTTTTATTCAAAATCCGGCTATGAATTAGTTGGTATTGAAATTCCTTTGAACGCTAAAATCAAAGAAGGTGTAAACTTCATTGGATTTATTGATATTGTATTAAGAGATATGGCTGAGAACTCAATCATCATCATTGACCTTAAGACTTCAACAATGGGTTGGAATCAATATCAAAAGGCGGATAAGTTTAAGAATGCACAAATACTACTTTATAAGAAATACTATTCAGAATTATTTAATATTCCATTACAAAAGATTAGAGTAGAGTATCAAATCATGCGTAGAAAACTTCCTGAAGATTCTGCGTTTCCAATTCCGTATGTATCTAAACACATTCCGGCAAATGGAGCACCTTCCGTTACAAAAGTATATGATGAGTTCGTAGAATTTGTTAATACGGTATTTAACGATGATGGTACATTTAAAGATATTCCATTCCCAAAAGTACCTGGCACATCTAAAAAGAATTGTAAGTGGTGTGAGTTTATGAGTAGGGGTATTTGCGATGGTAAAGCTTCCTAAAAAAACTTTATAAAAAATCATTGTTTTTTTATTTTTGTATATACTTATATATACAAATATATTAAATATACAAAACAATGATTCAAGAAAACACAAAACTTACAACTGTGAAGATATTGAAAGATGTATATTCATCATTTAAAAAAGTTTCCTTTGATTCTGATGTAACATTACAAAAGCTGGTAAATAGAACAGTTGAAAGATATGTTAAAGATGAAGATTTTAGAAAAGAAATGAATGAGTACTTACAATTACAAATATCAGGTTCACAATTTTAATGCAAAAATAAGTTATGGCAAAAAAGAAAAAAATCCTATTACTATCAGATGATTTAAGAATGGCAAGTGGTATCGCCACAATGTCAAAAGAGTTGGTATTAGGTACTGTACACAAATATGATTGGTTTCAAGTAGGAGCCGCAATTAATCACCCTGAAGCTGGTAAGATTTTAGATTTAAGTGAAGATATTCAAAAGAATTATGGAGTAGAAGATGCTTCCCTAAAAATACTTCCTTGGAATGGTTATGGTAATGCAGATTTGATTAGACAATTAATCAATACGGAACAACCTGATGCTATACTACACTTTACTGACCCTCGTTATTGGACATGGTTATATGATATCGAACATGAAATCAGACAAAATGTTCCAATCCTTTTTTACGCAATTTGGGATGATTTACCAGACCCATTATACAATCGTAACTTCTATGAG